TGCCTGTGTAACACCATTTCTTTTTATATTAGCAACTCTTGATTTACCAGGTACTGCTCCTGAAGCATTTGTCAAAGCACCGTTCTTAAATGTTTGTTGTTTAAATTTAGATGACTTGTGAGATACTACATCAAATATAATATAGTGACCAGCACCTAAATTACCTGCCTCTTGTGGATAATATACTGTACCATAACTGTATGGATTGTTCATAGACTCCATGTGTGACATAGGTCCTGTTGTACCTATCTCTAACGGAGATTTATTTAATAATTTAGCAGCCACTTTGGTTGTTTGACCAGATGAGGCAAAACTTAATTTATTGGCTATTGATGAACCAATCATTGTTCCTACTTTGCCCTTGATAATGTTTGCTACTTTAGATGTCCATGCCATATTTAATTCCTTTATATATACTTGTATATTTATAACGGTTATGAAGAAATCTTTTAAGGGAATATATAAACCAATCAACCCCAGCAAGTATGTTGGTGATCCAAATAACATTATATACCGTTCACTATTAGAAAGACGTATGATGGTGTATTTGGATAAAAGTGATAATATAGACCATTGGGCAAGTGAGGAGTTACCAATTAGATATTATAGTCCTATTGACAACAAATGGCACAGATATTTTCCAGACTTCATTGTAAAGACCAAAACAGGCAGTAAGTTAGTAATAGAAATTAAACCATCACGTCAATGTGTGCCACCTAAAAAACCAACTAGCAGAAAGACCAAGTCTTACATGCGTGAGTCATTAGAATATATACGAAATAAAGCTAAATGGCAAGCCGCTACCAAATACTGTAAAGATCAAGGTGCTGAATTTAAAATTATAACTGAAAAAGATTTATCTTAATTACATATTAGACCATCTAGCTCTAGATGTATTTGTAATCGTCTCGTCTGGATTATTATTGGTAAAACCTGAAGTCACTGAACCACTATTATTTGTCTGTACACTTGTTGGTGCATTATTAATTACTACAGTGCCTTTACTTATTTGATCGTTAGCTTCTTTTGTTAACTTCTCAAATTCTTTAACGGCGTCATTCTGTGTTGTTGTACTATTAAATATTTTCTCATTAGTTACTTTTTTAGAAACATTATCATTAGCACCCTTAATAACATTTTTATTATCTACAACTTTGTCTACAGTAGGGAAACTATCATAGTGACTATCTACGTCAACCATAGATGTGCCTCTATTTTTATTCTCTATTTTTCTTTCTTCTTTTTCTTCAGGTGTTTCTTTTGATAGACCTAATAGTTTGCCAAGTTTTGAATTTCTAAAATAATCTATTATACCAACAAAGAAGTCTTTGATCTTATTAATCTTAGCTGCTACAAATGTTATAGCACCAATGACCAATGCAAATTTAGCAACTAATACTAGTCTAGCCAATGTAAAGAAACCACTAATTGCTTTTAGACCTTTAGTGATACCCTTAAATGCTTTAAGAAATAAACCACCTGAAAAGAAGTTAACTAGTTCAAGAGTGCCTTTACCCATATCTTTCATCATACCAAAAGATTCACCAACTGCTCTAAATGGTTCTAAAAAACCATCTTTCATCATTTCTAACATCGCTGGTAGACCTTTTTCACTTCTACCTGTGTCAACTGTATTTGTAGATATTTCTGTTTGTTTTTGATCTTGAAGTGCTTTTAGTTCTTCTAACTTAACAGAATTTTCTTGTATATTTTTCTTTGTCGTTGCCTGATCTTCATCTTTACCAAACATACGTGTTTGTAGTTTGTGAGCGTCTCTCTTTAATTGCAATTCAAGTTTTGTTATTTTTAGTTCTCTTAATTTTATGGCCTTTTCTTCTTGTTTTATTTCATGTTTAGATAATATCTTAACTTCTTTTGTTGTAGCATTAACACGTGCAACAATACCTTGTTCTCTTAATCTCTGTACTGCTGCTTCTGATTTAACGGCCTTTTCTTCTCTGTCTTGTAATAGTTTAGCCAAGTCTTGATTGTATTCTCTTAAATCTAAACCTAATGATTGTACCATAGATTCTAGTTTTTTTATAACTCTACCAAAACTATTAATAGGACCTTTCTCTAAATCCAATGTCAACTGATCAATCATTTTAGGTATATTTGGTACAATGGCCTTCGTAGCACCTTGTATTGACATGGATGCTTTTTCCATTATTGCCTTGCCTAACTTATCAATCGCTGATATAGTTTGATCGTTTGCTGTTGTATCTAAACTTGGTAACATATAATATTATTTATCCTTGCCGCCTCTTGTTCCTGTATATAAACCAAACCAAGCAGCGCCAGCACCAACAACGATACTGATTAAACCACTTTGTTCCATACTAGGTTGTGCTAAGTTCATATACCATATTACACATTTGTATAATAATATAATGTAAACTGTTAAGAATAGTCTTGGAAATATTCTCCATGCGTCTATAGCTCTCGCCATGTGTATTAGTTTAGCATATGGGTTGATACCTAGGTCTTTGATAGACGTATCTACTTCTAGGTCAACTGTTATTTTTTGTTTAGGTTCTGCAACCTTAACATCATTTTGTTTGTTCTCTTTGTCTACGTTCATTTTCTTCCTTTATATAATTAATTAACATTGTAACATAGATATCTCGTTCCCACGGAATCATCTGTTCAATTTCTGTTATACCATATTTATGGTGTTGCATTAACGCAAAATTAATTTCAAAATACGCCTCTAGGCTACTATGGGTGAGGCCAATCCGAAAAAATCTTGTAATCCGCTAAATGTAACTGTACTCTTAACACCTGTCTTTGGATTTGTGACTTCTTGCTCATGTCTCAATCTAGGCATAGTGTCAAAAAACTTTTTAATCTTATCAAAGGCACCTTGTGGTAACTTCTCTAAAAAATCTTTTAATTCTTCTCTTGTACTATCTACTCCAGGATACACTTTCTCTCCTTCAAAGATTTCGTGTATACAACCGACCATCATATCAAATGCTGTGTCATAGTCTGCTGACTGTAATTGTGTATTAGTCATCATGTTCATTGTAGGATATTTGAGAACAACACCCAATTGCCTTTGTTCATCAATTACTACTTTGTTCGTATGTTCATCATCAACTTGCACCTCAACTTTTGATAAGTCTATCTCAATATCAGTGTATGTTTTTTTGTCGTCTGGACAAATAACTTTAAATTTAGATATTTCACCAACTGATTTTGCTCTTATTTGTAAGAACATGTATTCTATATCAAATGTTGGTAAATCTTCTATCTTTAGTTTGTTAAATGTACATGCGTCTAAAATTGTTTTAGTCGCTATGTTTATTTCTTTTTCTTCACCCGACTCAAGAGCTATTAACATCAATTTTTCTTCTTTAACAAGGAAAGGTCTGTATTTTACTATCTCGTCTTGGGAAGGAAGTGTCAACTCATAAGTTGGTGTTTCTATTATCGGTAATGCCATAATATTATCTCCTTGTTATTATATATTTATAGGTGGTAGTTTGAACGGTGGGAACGCTCTACCACCGGTAATTTTACCTAGTGGTACTCTACGTCTCAATTTGTTCAACACGTCTCTACCTGCTCGTCTCAATTCTGGTGGTAGTTTACCTAGTAAACCACCTAATAAACCTGAATCTTGTTTCACTGATGGTTTTCCAAATTTAGATTGGCCAAGTTCTATGTTGCCTTGATTATCTAAAAAGAAATTAATCCAATACATAAATTTAAATGTAACTGAAAATGTCTGTACTGTATTTTCATCATGCGAATATTCTACTTTACTAATTGATGTTGGTAAACAATCAAATAGTTGTACACCATAAGTTATCTCGTCTCTCTCTTGTGCTGACTCAAATGAACCTAATTGATATATTCTCATATCTGTTACATAGTTCTTATAATAATTCATGTTGAAAGATTTAGTACTAAAAGCGGCGCCTTGCCACATTTCAAAGTATGATCTTTCTCTCATAAATTTGTCTGCATAGAAAGTTGCTGTGATTTCTTGTGATTTAAAATCGTATGCAATATGTCTAACTGGTGTGTTACCATGTCTAACTTCTTTAGTAACAATTTCTCTATCAGGCATTTCAATAGCACTACAAAATGCTTGTACACGTTTACCATTTGCTATATGTACCTGATTTAATTTTGATTGTGTGTAAAATGAATCATAAGTTTCATCTGTCATTGATGAAGACACTGAGCCTGGAGTACCATCTGGTCCACCACCTAGTGATTTAGGTAACATAAACTCAACATAAAATCTTGCCTTACGAGCAAAACCCTCTGCCTCATTTACCATTGCCTGTACTCTACCCATTGTAGATTCAGGATTACCACCTTGTGTACGTTTTAATCTTGGATCACCTGTTACGTTGTCTAGTGACCTGTCTCGTGGTATACCAATTCTGATATCAAAACCACCAATTCTTTTTCCGCCTCTTAATATTGCCATTAATATGGTCTCCCTTTTTGAAATTGTGCAACTGGTAAATAAACTGCTAAAGCAGCCTCATCATAATCAACTCTTAAATATCTACTTCTAGTGTGTGCCCACAAATACTTTTTAATAGCATTTTTTGTTAATGGTAGTTTTTTAACTCTATTATAACTTACATCAAATCTATTAGTCTCATTTACTTTGTTACCTTGTACGGCAAATCTCTGCAATTGTGTCAATAGAGTAAATCTTTGGTTTGGCGACAGATAATGAAAATTAATACCTGCAAAACCACCTTTGATTGGCTCTAACGGCAACACTAAAGGAAAAGTGTCGTAATATGGTAATGTCTGCTTATATTTAGGGTCATATACAAACATGTTTAATCTACCAACACTTGGTCTACCAATAAGTTTACCTTGTCTCATTAGTTTATTTGCTGTTATTCTGTCTGCTATAGAACCTACTGCTTTTCTGTACCATGACGCTGATTTAACAGCACCATCTGACTTATCAACCAGTGTATCTAATATGCTTATTGCCATACGGTATATTTATAACGAAAAAAGGGCTAGATATTGCTATCTAGCCCTTAAAGTATTGTCACTTTCTAAACGGAGGGAACGGTTTAGATTATTCGTCCTCTGCTAATTTACTAAAGTAAGATAACGTGTCGTCATCATCACTAGCAGATGGAGTACTAGGTGCTTCCATACTTTTCACACTAGGTGCTGAAGCGCTTGGCGGGAGCTCATCACTTTCAACAGTTTTAGTGCTTCTTGTACCAGAAATAACCCTATTCAGTTTCTCTTTGAGTTCATCATAGGACTTAAAATTTTCAGGTGCCAAGAATGGTTTTAGAGGATATTGTTTTAACCAGATCGCTTTGATCTTGTCATCACTATCAGCAACTGGTGTTACTGCCTCAAATTCAGACTTGTCATAGTTCCAATAACCATCAACTTTTCTGATTTTTAGTTTAAAGTTTGCACCTTTCCAAAAATCAAATGGGTTAATTGGACTTTCGTCTTCAAAAGCCGGTTGCATTGCTTCAGTAATCTTATCAAAAATCTTTTTACCAAATTTGAATAAGAACACCTTGCCTTCATGCTCTGGATGTTTTGGGTCTGACATCACTAGAATATTTGAGTAATAAGATAATTTTCTTTTTCTCTTTCTAGCAATCTCTTTATCACTATCAACACCAGTGTTCCACAATCTTGTGTTTTCTTCGGACACAGGATCTTTTTGAGACATTGTTGTTAATGAGTTTTCAATATACCAACCACCTTTGTCTTGAAAGGCATGAGACCAAACTCTTTGCCAAGGTAAATCTTCTCCCTCTTTGGCAGGTAGAAATCTAATTACAGCGTAACCATTTCCTGTTTTGTCTAACTCTGGTTTCCAAAGTCTGTCGTCTTGATATTTGTTTTTGTTTGATTGATCCTCAGGATTGAGGTTTGTTTCAAGAGCTTTAGTTAATTTGTCAAAGCCACTTGATGATGATTTTAATGCTTCAAAATCCATATTCGTATTCTCCTTATTATTGTATTATTATATTTGTGTATCCTGTATTAATCGGATTCATAGTTATTTATAACTGTTTTATGAGCTCTACCAGGTTTATTTAATCTGTCTTCTCCTTTTGGCCACCTCATCTTAATTTTAATTTGGCTGCCATCGGTTTTCAAAATAGATATATCATGTCCGTTATCAACGGAGTTATCATAATATCTTACATAATCATTGACTACTATATTCTGATCTTTACTCTTTTTTACTGTCATAGCTTATAATATAACACATTTACACTTCCGTGTCAATGCTCCTTTAGCCTATTAGTGTTTCCATAGTAGGATAGTCTATATAAAAGACGTTCTTTAGTCCTTCCCACTCTTTTATAGGTCTGCTTATTGCGTCATGTCCTGTATCTGCCTCTGGATTTACCTTGTAAAAGGTCACTCCAGGATTATTAATCATCAAAGACTTCCACTGTTGTATCCAGTTGTCTGTTGGTACTTGTTGTTGTTCTTTTAGACCATAATATTTGGTATCTTTGTATAGATTATTAATCTTGTCATCGTTACTAGCCAAGTCATGGCCAATCAAAAACATTTCTAAACTTATTTTATGTTCGTTATTATCTGCGTCATTGTATAAGTCTGTTGCCTTTGGTTGTTTTTCTTTTAATATAGAAATTGCACCAGCAGTAGGACCAGCAGCGAAACCCCAATCTCTAGGCGTCATCACATCGTCAATAGATTGTTCTTTACTATTCATAGAACACCAACTAACATCTACAGCAGTATGATTTACATTTTTAGACTCTATGTCTTTGTTCTCTTTTAATATTTTAACTGCACCTGATATATTAGAGCCATGCATTACAAACTCTTGACAATCACCTCTCTCATTTTCATTAATTAATTTCTTTTCTTTGACTACAGCCATTTCTTCGGCAGTTATTGAGGCACCTGCATTTATAACAGACTCATATAACATTGCTGGCAATCTAGTCCAACCTCTTAAATATGTCTCATTGTCTTGACAATAACCACTGTTGTATATTTCATGGCATATACCTTGATCAACTGCAACTAAAACATCTGGTGTAAAATCTCTATACAATCCATTACAACCATATATTCTGCCTTTGCCTTTTAGTTTATTTAAATCGTAACCTTTTCGGCTTTCACCGTTACCTACACAAAATACATTAGACATAACTTTTTAAAATTCCTATCATTAATACCATTGCTAAACTTGTGTTCAGTACCATTAGAGCTCTGTCGTGCCATAGTATACCTACCCATAACCAACCTAGTGTACCTGCAAAACTAAAATATAAATCAAACATATGAAACGCACCACCACTGGCTCTGAAACATACTGCTGATAATATTAATATACTAGAAAGCCATTTTAAGTACCATGAGAAGTCGTGTAAAGGTGTAACCTTACTCAATACTTTTTCTGGCTCTTTTATTTTTGGCTTTTCAGTTTTAGTTAAGTCTTTTATTTTTTTCTTTAGTTTATCTATTTGCATAGCGTCCTCAAACATTCCATTATTCGTCATCTTTTTCGTTTATATTAAAGCAGTACAATACTAT